GGTCCCTGTGGTCCTGGAGGTCCTTGAGTACCTTGATTACCTTGTGGTCCTGGAGGTCCTTGAGCACCTTGAGATCCTTGTGAACCTTGATTTCCTTGTGGTCCTGGAGGTCCTGCCGATCCATCATCACCATCCGATCCTGCTGAACCTGGAGGTCCTGCTGAACCTGGAGGTCCTGCTGGTCCTGGAGGTCCTGCTGATCCATCACCACCTGCAGGTCCTGGAGGTCCTTGAGTACCTTGATTACCTTGTGGTCCTGGAGGTCCTTGAGTTCCTTGACCGCCTTGTGATCCTGGAGGTCCTGCATTACCTTGTGGTCCTGGAGGTCCTGCAGGTCCAGTTCCACCAGGTCCTGGAGGTCCTTGTGGTCCTGGAGAACCAGCAGGTCCTGCTGATACTGTTACCCATTGACTGCTATTACCATCATTATAATAAACATGCAAATCTCCATCATCACTATCCCACCAAAGATCTCCAGCAGTAGGACTACTTGGTGGAGCAGTAGATATATCTAATCCAGCAACACCAGCTGGTCCTGGAGGTCCTGCTGGTCCACCAGTTCCTAAATTACCAGTTCTTGAAAAATTAAGTATACATTGCTCATTATTTGAAGGTATTGTCCCTGCAACAGGACTCACAGAAATGTTTAACCAACCTCCATTATCTGTTACACTAGTAACTGTAAATACACTATAAGTATCATCTGAATTTTCATTTGACTGTACAACTAATGTTCCTTTATGAGATGTGTTTGTAGAATCATCCCATGTTGCTATGAAATCTGATAAATCTGTAGATTGGGTTGTTAAACTATCAAGTACAATATTACTAATAGAACCAAATGATCCACTACTATACCTAAAATTACCAGTTCCAGGATCAGAAATAAGATTACTGGATAAGAACTTATATCTTAATCCACCCTTATCACCTTGAATTCCTTGAGGTCCAACATTACCTTGTGGTCCTGGAGGTCCTTGCCCACCTTGATTTCCTTGCGGTCCTTGTGATCCAGGAGGTCCTGCAGGTCCTTGTGGTCCAACATTACCCTGTGGTCCAGTAGCACCTTGAGTACCTTGATTTCCTTGTGGTCCAGGAGGTCCTGCTGGACCATCTGCTCCATCATCCCCATCAGGTCCAGCAGGTCCTGGAGGTCCTGCATTACCTTGTGGTCCTGGAGGTCCTGATGCACCTGCAGATCCTGGAGGTCCTTGTGGTCCAGTAGCACCCCTACCACCAGCATTTGTCTGAACCCATTGTCCTGAATTAGGATCATCATAATAAATGTATAATTCACCAGTATCACTTTCCCACCATAATTCACCCATTCTAGGTGCAGGTATATTTGGTGGATTATCAGCAACTGTTACGGGGTTAATAGAAATAGTAGCAGCAATACCCATTGGTTGTGCTGTTGCTGTTACAGCAGCACCAACAAAATCTAATTGAGTAATACTAGAAGCAGTACCTACAAGAACACTCTCATTAAATACACTAATCGCACCTGGAATTAAACCACCACCAATAGGAACCCAATATCTTTGTCCTGGATGTGTTGGTAAAGATACCATCTGATATTGTTGCCCAGCTGGTACTGAAGAATTATCATTTCCACTCTGTGCTGCACCAGTAGTTGCAGTTACAAATGTATGTGCATAATCACCACCAGAAGTTACAGAATTTGGTAAAGCAGATTGAAATTGGTGAGTTGTTGTATTAGAGGATTCACCAACAAAAAGACTAATTGAAGATGCAGTTGTTGCTACAATAGGAACTGCAGTATCATATGCTCTATCACGTTTTTGCTTAATACCACCAGAAGTTCCAGATACAAATGTATGAGTTGTGGTATTAGTTGAAGGAGCATTAGTAAGAACTTGAATATCAAAAGTACTTGAAGTTACATTTCTAACTCTGACCCACTTATTAGCAATTGGATCGGTTGCTCTTGGATAATCATGGTTACTAGCATTACTATCCTGTGCACAAGTAAATCTAAGGGTTCCAGTATCCAACTTAACCCAATCACCATTACGCATTCCATGACCAGCAACAACGATTCTTGCTAGTCCTGTTTGAGGATTATATGTTGTACCACTTGCAGCAGTATGTGTATCAATAGTACTTCTTGGATAAGCATGATCTGAACCATTACTATCCTGTGCACAACGGAAGGTTACAGCACCCTCACTCAACCTAACACTCTGTTTTACTTTTTTAAGACCGTTATTTGCAGCAGTTATGAATGTATGTGATGTTGTATTAGTTGATGGAAAAGCATCAAGAACCTGTATATCAAATGTATTTGTTGTTGGATTTACTACCTGTATCCATCTTCCACTAATAGGATCACTTGATCTTGGATAAGTCTTATTACCAGATCCATGAGTACAACTAAATGTTAACGAATCATCTGCAAGTTGAACAAGTTCTCCTTCACCAAATCCATGTCCTGCAACTGTTAAAGTTAATTTACCACTACCTGGTGTATATGCAGCATTAGTTACTGTATGAGTAGATGGAGCTTCTAATTGATGATTTGTTGCAAGATCAAGTACTAAAACTCCAGTTGCAGGTGTGTATGTTGCATCTGAAGGAGTAAAAGATTTACTAGGAGTTGTACCTACATTGACTGTAACTGTTGTATTCGTCCTATCTTTAATAGAAAGTTCTGGATTACCACCAGCAGGGTCAGTTGAACGTGGATACTTATGTTGAGAAAAATGATTATCTTGTGCACACGTAAAAGTTATGGATTCTTCAAATATTCTAATCTTATCGTTAACAGAAAGATTATGTGAACCTATTGTTATTGTTAAATCACCTGAAGATGGATTATATGTTGCTGCACTTATATTATAGTTTATAGTCGCATTGGGATCTCCAAGATTGGGTTCTGTCTGCTCCAATCCAAGGAAATCATACCTGTCATCCGTTAATTTATATTGAGGGGTTCTTTTTACCCTACCACTAAGATACTTCGGCATATCACGTTGTACTATTTTCTAATATGCTGCCAACAAATTCCATTTCTAATGGTGCAACAAATCCACCATTCATACTTTGTCCTACATTGACTCTAATTGTTGTTGCATTAACTCTAGCAACATTCAAATTCTGTCCAGAAGCTGGATCTGTTGAACGTGGATATGAGTGTTCGGTTGCTCTATTATCCATAGAACATGTGAATATGAAAGAATTATCTGCCAATTTCACTTTATCATTATTTTGAAGATTCATTGAAGGAAGAGTAATTGTCATTTCACCCGAAGTTGGATTATATGATGCATTTGAAGGAAGATACTTTGTACCTACTGTTACTGTACTACTTACCATAACTTCAACAGCATTAGGTTTACACCTTTCAAAGTAATGAATAGCAGGTTGATATATGTGAGGATATCCTTTAGATACACCAACTTCAGCAGTAAATGTTTTTGAAGTACCTACAGTACCTTGAATACTATCAATTATAAATGATTGTTGTGGATCTGGGAAAATTGTAGTGGTAATACCAGTACTTCCAGTACATGAAAAACTAATTCCACTCAAACATATAGGATCACCAGCATTTAAGTTATGAGCAGCTGCAGTAGTAACTGTAGCTATTCCAGATGGTTCATGATATGTGACATTAGTTATGATACCAACATTCTGTTGTGTTCCTTTTATAAAAATCTTATCTAAAACTAAAGGTGTTTTCTCTAACACCATTCTACCATCAACTATAATTACAGCATCATTTGGTGGTATTTCAACATCTTCTATAACTTTAATATCTCTTGTATTACCAGTACTTCTTGATTCCCTTCTTTGTATAAAAGTAACAGTTGGGTATGTATTTCCAGCACCAACATGTGCTACTTGTGCATACAGCAAAAGAGCAGAAGTTCCTGTAGGTACTTCATAAAGTTCTTGCATTCCTGGTGCAACAGGAACTGCTAATGATATAAACTTATTGACTGGTGCTATTGCCATATTTTATCTCAAAGCTAGTATTAATGGGGTTAATTGTGCCTGAATTGCTCTGTTAAAGTCTCTTCCTCGGATTGTTGATGTAGTTTGGTCAATTGTCAAACCATCACCAATTCTAAAGTTACCTTTTTGATCGGTACTAGTGAATGGAACTTGTCCTCCATTCTTGGCAATAACTTCATTTTCAGGTCTAGGTTTTCCACCTTGGAAGGGGTTAGCTGTATTTAGGTCTGTACCAGCACCAATATATTCAAATGAATGTGAACTGGTTATAATCCTACTTAACCTTACAAAATCAACTCTTGTTGAAGCATTGAGATTATAAGGAATAAATTCATTAAAAGTTACTGAAGATATTCCAGTTGGATGATTTGCACCATCTGTTGCATCACTCACAGTATATAGAATTGGATCAGTATCAACTTCTGCAGTTGCTGCTCCACCACCAGAAATTGATACTACCAAATTCTGTGTAGGTAAGAAATTCCTTCCACTATTAATAACATCAATAGAAGTAATTGTTCCTGCAGCACTCACATTAGCAGAAAATTCTGGAAGAATACCTTCAGGTCCTAATGGATCTGGAAGATTATTATTACCACTATCAAGAACCGTAATAATTGGAGGTGCTCCAGCATTATAATCACCAGGATTACCACCATTAGTAATTTCCAATGATCTAATTTGTTGTAATGGTTCAGTTATTGTATTTGTGGCAGGAGTATCATTATATTGACTTAAATTCAAATGGAAATAAGCACCTTGACCATCAAATGGTGTCCTATTATTATTACCCTGATCTTGAGTATTATTAACAACTACGGTATCAGTTTCAGCTTCAGTTGTAGTTAATATTGTACCATCAAATTCAACAGAACCAAAACCATCTGCTACAAGACCTTTATTACCAAATGAACTGTTAGAGTTTGTTAGATCACATTGTCCACCTGAAGAACAGAATATACCAATATCACATCCAATAGTGAATATAGAAACCAACTGTGCATATCCATTATTTGTAAGTGATACTCCAATACCATTTTCATTATATTGTGTAAATGAATCACAAACAAAACTCTTAATATCCTGTCCTAAATTATTTGTTCCACTGAAAGCAGCATCACAATGATTACCATCAATTCTCATACCAATGCTACCAGTCATAAAGTTAGTACAGTTTCTAATATAAGGACTCTTATATCTACCAGATGCACCTTCATTAGCAGGTCCTAATATTGCATATCCACTAACTGCTTGGAAATTTTTTCCAGCATTAACATCTGCTAATGTTGGTGGAAATGCAGCAGCAGCACATCCAGGATGATTCACTGCAACACTAGAACCAGCAAAACTCAAATTTTCTACTAAACATCCTCTTCTAACATGGAATACATCTCTATTTGCATTATTTGGAACTATAGTAACTAATCTTAAATCTTCACCACTAATTGCAACATCAGTTCTTAATCCAATTGGATTATTCTCATTATAAACACCAGAACGAACTTTAACAGTATCACCCTCTTGTGCTATTGCAGCTGCTGCAGCAATAGTATGTTTTGCATCACCTTCTAATAATCCACTATTAGTATCACATCCATTCTTTGTAACCCAAATAGTTCTCTTTGTTTGAACACCAGAAGGTCTCCAAGATACACCAGCACCAACTCCACCTACGTTAAATGATGATAATCTATAATCAGTCTTACATGCACCAACACCTTCACTATTAAAGAAGTCGGTTAACTGACTTTCTAGTTCTAAATCACCAAATATTGTTGCTTTTTGACCTACATTTAGATTCTTCTCAATACCAACACCACCTTCTACAATTAATGCACCATTATCTTTAGTAGTTGATTGTGTACCATCTTCAACTTTTGTAATTCCACCAACAAATAATTTCTTGGCAATACCAACACCACCATCAAATACTGCTGCTGCATTCCCAATACCAGATGCATCTGTTGTGTCATTAGCAGTAATAAGTCCATCTACATCAAGTGCAGCATTTAAAGAAGTATCAGCATCTACATTTAACGTTGAATCAAAATCAACAGCACCACCTACATTTAATCTCTTAACAATACCAACACCACCATCAATTTGAACTGAACTTGATGAAGTGGGACTTGTTGAATCTGTTTGATCATTAAATGTTGTCTTACCATCAACATCAAGTAAAGCATTAAAAGTAACATTACCATCTACATTTAATGTTGAATCAAAATCAACATCACTAGTCGCATGAACGGTTCCAGTTATATCTAAAGTAGTAGATGGATTATTATTATTAATACCAACCTTAGTCATCCTATAGATTGGAGAATCATTATCAGTATTAGTGTGTCCCCAATAATCTTGAGTTTGTATCCTAGCAATCGCTGTAGGATTATTTGGATCAGGTATAGGAATTAATGTATCAGTTCCTAGACCAGCACTATTTTTCTGTGTAAAGTTTAGAGTTGAAAAGAGTTGAGCAGAACCACCAATGGGTAATGTTACATGCTCATCTTGTACAAAGAATCCATCTTGATTAACAGGAGATGCTACTACCCATCTAACACCATTACCATCTCTCTTTAAGTAATTACCATTAGCACCATAAGAATCAGCAGAGTCTATTATATGACGATCAATCTTTACACTACCATCTACATTTAATCTTATTTTGCCATCAGCAGAAGGATTGTATCCAGAAACTGTAATACCAGTAGGATCTGTACTTCCAATTCCAACACTACCACCTTCAGTAACTACAAATACATCATCACCAGTATTAATTTTAAATTGAGTTGGATCAGTATAAGTCTCAAATCCTGTAGTTCCTATGCCAACTTTCCCTGCAGTAGTAACAACAAAGGATGACTCTCCACTTTCTCCAATTTCAAACCTACCTGCAGGTGTAGTAGTTCCTAATCCAACTTTACATTCATCCGTAACAACTAAACAATTATTACCAACTTCAAGTATACCATCGGGTTCTGTGGTTCCAATACCAACAGCACCTTCATCGGTAACTATAAAAGAAGATTTAAATGGATTAATTGGTTGTGTAGGATCAAGAGTAACACCACCAATACCAACTTCAAATCTACCTTTTGGTTGTGTCGATCCAATACCAACTCGACCACCTATTTGCCCTTCCCCACCTATACCATTAGTAGTGGATATTGCAGTAAAAACAGTTCCAGCAACACCAACATCAAGTCTTTGTTTTACTGTTAAATAATCAAAATCAACAGGTCCGATAAATGTTGCTATTCCACTTACATAAAGATTATTAACAGTTACATCACCAAGATTAATATCATCACCATCACCCCATCTAATATCTGTAGCATCTATATCAGCATATAACTTACCATAAATGTATACGTCATCATAAAATTCCGATACATTACCGTGCCTATTTTCTGGGGTTTGCGGTGATTCGTTATGTGCCATTACCCTAACCCACTCTTAATACTAGAAAGTGTATCACCAGAAATTTGTGTACCAGCAGCACACCATCCAGCAAATGTCAATTCACGTGGTGCTAAATTTCCATGTAAAGCATCACAGTTTGCAACATTACTATTAAGATCTATTCTATTTCCTGCCTTTAATTGTATATCCTTACCTGCATCTAACATAATATTTTCATCAGAATCAATTACAATATTTTTAGCAGTTATTTTAACAGCACCATTGGATTGAGCAGTAATGGTAATATCACCACTTCTTCCAATAAGATTAATACTACATCCACCTCCAGCTTTTTCTCCTCCAATAATCTCTATAGCTTGGTCATTCATAATATGGAAATCTCCACCATTATTCATACCAACAGCACTAGTATTATTATCTGCAGCTAGACCAATTAAATTATAAACAACAGACCCATTCTCACCCATTTCTGGGTTTCCTGACTCTATTCTAAAGTGTGGTCCAAAGGAATCGTATTGCCTTTGTTGCCAATTTTGTTTATCAGCTGGTCTTTCTGCCATCTTTTACAGTCCTATGTTAATATTTATCTTAACTGACACAATCAATAACTTCCTTAACATCACCCTGATATGGAGGTCTAGGTTTCAATTGTGGTTTTAATATAGCACCATATCCAGTTTGAGTTTTAATTATCAATTCTGGCAATTCAGTGATCTCATTAACATTTGCAACTGAAGAATCAGATGGAATAACATTTAAAATACCACCCGTATTATCATCAATATACACAGTATATTCATTATCAAAGGAATCAGTAACTATATCACCTTTAACATAATCAGTACCAGGAGAAACAACCACAACATGATCAATAATTTTTGGTGTTGTATCTTGTGGATCCTTAATTGGATAATTTTCACCTTCAGAAATAATATAAACATCAACTATTTGTTGATAGGTAGGTGATTTTTCATCATAATCCACTACTGCTTTTGCAACAGCACCATATCCTTGCTTACAGGTGTCAACAATTTCAACAGATGGTTGTGAAGTATATCCAGATCCACCACTTTCCATATCAATACCAATAAGACTTCCAGTTGCTGCAGCACCTTCACCCACAATAGCACCTAAAATTGCCTTACCAATTGCACCTTTACCACCTCCACCAAAGATATTAATCTTTAGTCCAGCACACTCTAAAGGAGGACCAGCATAACATTTACCTAATGGACTACTAAATCCAGGATTAGATACACTTGGATTCAAGAAATCAAACATTCCCAAAGATCCAGATGCAATACTTAAATCTTGAATAGCACCTACTCCAGCATTAGATGATGCTTCAGCAGCATTAGCAACTTCTAATATTTTATCAACTGCAACTCCAACAATATTTTTAGGTCCCTTACCAATTACCCATGCTCTTACATTCTCTTTAGATTCATCAAATACTGGAGTTGGGCAATCTATTACATTTGCAATACCTGATAATCCTTCTGCTGTAGAACGAAGAGTATCTGCAAGACTAAACCCACCTAATATTTTTCCAACACCGCCCATAAGTGGTCCCAACCCTTTCATAAGTCCACTAACTATATGATTAAATATTCCACCTATAAACTGATCACCAATACAACTCACAAAATTACTGACATTGTCTACAATTCCCTGCAATAGACCTTTGACAGTATCTAACATATTTTTTGCAACATTCTGAATAGCACAAGGTAAGAACTTCTGTATTGCACCAATACCTGGAACCATTGCATTTTGTGCTGCTGCTCCTGCTCTCTTCGCAGCACTTCTACTTTTAGTTGCTGCAAATACCATAGAATAAACTGAATCATATAGTTTTTTCAATCCACCATTTAATGCAGGTCCTAACTTCTTATAAGTAGAATTTACCATTGTTCCAACAATACCAGAAGTTAATCCAGTAATTTTAGGAGCAGCAGAACTTACCATAGCAGCAAGTTGTGATGGATTTGCACTCTGAACTCTGGTGACTAGATTACTAACTTCAGAACTTATCTTATCAATAGCAGCAGTTGTCTGTGTACTACCAAATACAACTTCAGCACCAATTGCTTGATTTAATGCTCTATTTGCTTTTCCAGTTGCATCTTCAATCTTTTTCGCCAATTCAACAGAAACTGGTCTAGGTGATCTCTGATTACTACTACCAGATTGTTCATTCGTTTCTGTTTTTGCAATTAAATAACCATCATTCTTTATCTTTTTAGTATATCCAGTATATGGTTGGAATGGTCCTGAATATTCTTCACTAGGAGAATAACTAGTATTTCCAAAAACACCTGTAACTACAGGTAATTGTGCATCGTCACCATCTAAAAAGAATCCTAATACACTATCACCAGGAGATAAACGAAGTGATTTTGCTCTATTTGCTTTACCAGATCCATCAGTAGGTGATAATAAAACTTGTGCCCAAGGTAAATCTTCATCTGGTAATTCAACAACATTTTGAGGATGATACCCCATAATACGAACTTTAACCCTATTACCCCAAGCATCACCAATCTCGTTTAATTGATCACCCTGCGAATCTTCAGGTGCAACTTGACCGATCCACCATTTGAATCCGTCTCTTCCTATAAAATTACTTTGTACTAGTGATTCTCCAATCATTTTGCTTTACGTCCTAAAGTGTCTCTGAATAAAGTTAATTTGGTATAAGATCCTGAAGTGTCAAATTGATGGCATAATTCTTTAATCATATATGAACCACTTTGATCTTCACTAACATCAGATCTATCTTCCATATCAATTTTAGGGAACTTACATTTAATAAGACCACCTGCCCTTAAACTAGTATTTAACGGAATTAACATACTTGCAGTATGAGTCATCAATAAATTATATCTCATCATAGATTGAGAATGTATTTTAGTCGGATCTGCATTTTCTGCTATTGAAGCACCTCTTTCCATTGTTCCAATATCCATAACAGCAGTTATATTTCTACTTGGTATGTCACCCAAAGTTTTATCATCATTCTCACTTAATGAAGGCAAAGTAATTTTTGCACCCATATTTTTAGTCTTTCCAGCATAATTTTCTAGTTTAAACAAACCCTTTTCAGGATTAGTATATGTAAAATTCAATGGATTAAAATATATTCTATGACTACAATATGCACCACGTTTTAATTGCTGCATTAAATCTTGATTCTTACTAGCTTGGAAACTAAGTACCTTAAAATCATTACCATCGTCATTAGCAACAACACCAGATGAATATTCATATTCATTCTCATGTGGTTCTTCTTCAATCAACTGATCAATAGATTTGAATTTATATCCATCTTGAGTTTCGTAAAAGAAATATCCAGCAGTAGCATCTTCTCCTGATACTGTTCCTGGAACACCTTTTGATGCTAACCACATAAGAACAGTAAATGGTTTTCTCAAATTACCAAGAAATCCATAAGGATTTTGAGTTTTATCACATTCAATTTCCTTTTCAGTTTTTAAATACTTTTTAACTATATCTTTTACACTATCTGATATAGAGGAAGATGCTGGATATTTTTTACCAACTCTAGAAGTCTCATTAGTAATTGCTTCTCTGGGAACTAAATTCAATATAAAAGATTCCTGCTGCTCATCTATTAAAACATTATTAACACTTTTAACATGCCAGTATAATGATGATTTGGAGAAATCCAATCCTTCATTTAAATCACTATTTCCAGCAATCTTCATAACTACCCTTTCACCACCCCTTAATGGTAAACCATCATATATGGTAGTCATCTTACCATCCTTACCTTCAATGGTATCACCAGTATTAACTACCATTATCGAAGCAGTTATATTAGGAGAAAAAATATCCTCATAATACCTAATTTGTGTGACACCAGCAGATATATCAACAGTTTTACTACCGTCTGCTGATTCTATTACAATCTCTTCGTATTTTGATGGATCTATTGCTGCCATTATATGAATGCGGATTCTAGTTCTTGAAGGGTCTTTATAGTACTATTTACACTAGATTGACTGACCCCCATTGCCTTTACAGATTTTGGTACTTGTACAGTTGTCGACCCAGAATTTATAGATTTAGTAATAGTTTTAATTATCATCGTTGTTTTAGGTTTTCTTGACGTTGTAAATTTACCTATTTGAGAATTTATTTGTTTCATCATTGGTTGAATATTCATTTCTTCAGATACAGATTCAATATCTTTAGTAAATTCACCAATAGGGAAATCACCTAATTTATCAAAAGGCAATTTACTAATTTGATTCATAGCAGAATTTATACCACCCATCATCTCTTCTTCATTAAAATTCTTCTTAACTTGACTCATAGCCTGCATTGGAGAGAATTTACCACTATTAAACATTTTTAAAAATTCTTTATTTTTCTCTGCTATTTGTTTCTGTACAACAAATTCACCTTTAGTTAATTTTGCTGCAATCTGATCTATTCCTCCTCGACCTTTAACTTCACCACCTTTATTAAACTTCTGAACCTCATTTTCATCTTTTACTGCATCATTAATCTCATTTTGGGAAATTCCCTTAACATCAATTTCTTTAGCATCAGGTCCTTCTTTTATAGATTCTTCATCTACATTAGTCTGTTCTCCTTTAACCTCTTCATTATTTTCCTCACTCTTTGTATCTTCATCACCTTTATTATCCTTCTTTTTATTCGGAACTATATCTAAAAAATCCCACCACTGATTTTTTTCTTCTTCAGGAGGGTTAAGTTCATCTTCACCAGATTCTGGTGTTGTTTCTTCACCTTCACCTTCTCCCTGTTGATCATCCTCCTCTGTACCATCTACCTCATCAGGAAACTTTTGCCAAGAATCATCATTATATGCCTGTTTAGGGTCATTAAATTGATTTAAAGAATCAACAAGATCAGTTTCAAATTTTAGAAAACCTTCCTGAATCTTTTCAGTGTTCCTAGCAATATCTTCTTGAGGTTCCCTCCAATTATATCCCCTAAGAGTATTAATAGACTTGAACAAAAATCCACCAATACCAACAACTACTTTCGTTAATATATTAATAAATCCCCCCATAATATTTGCAACAAATTGCATCTTGCTCATCAACCCTTGTATTGTTTTAATTATTTGGGGTAATCTAGTAACCATCCACCCAATTAAAATAATACCAAAGAAATCTAATATTCTACCAAGAAATCCCTTGGTACTTTTACCTAAAACACTTCCTTGTCTTTTAATAACACCACCTACTGTTGATGCTTCAATTTCATCCTCTCTTTGTCTTCTACGAACTGCTTCTCTTCTTTTTCTAAAAAATGATCTATCTTTACTAATCAAAGATCTTTTAAATTTATTGTCTTCATCTGTTTGTCTAACGATTTTAGTTGCTGTTTTTTGAGCACCTTTCATCCCTTTAGTGAAATTTGAAACAGATTTCCTCAAACTATCAATACTGATAGATGATTTAAGTAAAGCGTTTCTAAGTATTTGCTTTGACATCTTATGCTAATGCCACCCCATAGAATTTTGCTGCAAGAAGTTTAGGATTCTCTGAATCTGATGCAGGTATTATAGGAAGAGTATTCCCTTTACCACCCGATTTACCACTTCTACCAGGTGAAGGTGAAGGTGAACCACCGTCACCAATATTAATCAAAGCTGGAGGTGGTTCCTGTAAAGAAGAAATATTATCTGCAACATTCACATCCCTTTTCTTTGGTTCTAATATACTACCTCTTTTATCAAGATCAAATGCATTACCAGTTATAAAATCACCAACTCCAGCAAGACCTCTCATAAACCCTTGGGGTTTCTTTGATTCATTTGCTAATTCTCTTTCTCTAATAAGATCTTCATCTGATATTGGAGTCATCATTGCTGGCATAATATTTCCACTACCACCTTCAGACTCTAGGATTTCATCAATAGTTCTATCATCCGATACACCTGATGTATTTCCATCTTCACTGGAACCAATCATTTCAATTCCTTGCTGATTTGGTGTTCCAATCATATATCCAGTATTACGAAGAGTTTCAAAAGTAAGGAACTGTCCTAATATCCTTTTCCATCCCGACAGATTTTTTCCAACAATAAATGCACCACCCATAGACATTAAATTGACTAGAGCAGCAGAAACAGGATCTCTACCTGATGCAACATCAAGACCAGTAGAAATTAAACCAGTAGTCATTAATCCACCACCACCAGTAACTTTTGGATCTCCTGATATACCTCCTTTGGTCATTCCTGGTTTTTTACCACCACCCATGAATGCACCTTTAACCCAATTCATAGGTTTCTGCAACCATTTCACAATACCAGGTGCCTGTCTTGCAGCAGTTGTTGCTACTGATCCACCAACAGCTTTTGTTATAATACTATATGCTAAATTAGCAGCTTTACCAAATAAACCCATTAAGGCTTTCATTGGTCTTAATATCATTCCACTTCCAACAGCTCTAAAAATACTGCCTGATATAGAGACTAATAACCTTGTTAAACCCTTTAATGCTAAATTTATTCCAAGAAATATTCCACCAATAGTCAATAAACCACTAACAATATTGTCACGAATCTGATTCATTAAATCAATATTTCCTTCAGACTTCGCCCTCAAAAATTGAATAACTTTACTACCCAACCATCCAGCTAATATTACACCAAAGAATTGACCCAACCTACCCAATGTAAATTGTGCTTTTTGTGATATTGCTTGAACTGGTTTTAATAAAGCACTCTGTATTCTCTGCTCTACTGCTCCTTCTTTTCCTTCTCTTAATCCTTGTTCTGCTAATTGTGCCTCTCTTGCTTGTTCAGCAGCAGCTCTTTGTCTCTCTAACTGTGCTTGAACTCCTAAATTGCTTTGTATATTAGATAATGAAAAATTTAATTGACCAATTTGTTGGGATATTGATGCAAGTTGTCCTGAAACTGAAGATAAAGCAAATGAATTTTGAGACAGCAAATTCGTCGTAACTGGATCTGGTTGTGCAGGTGCAGCAGGTGCAGCACCAGTAAAAGCACTAGAAGAAACTGTTCTTCTAACTGCTTGTATTCCTCCTGATATTGGTGATTGTATCTCAGCCATTGTTGTTTGCTTGTTGTGCCTTCAGATTTTCCTCCTCAACATACTGTTGTAAAAGAGAAAGATAGATCTCTCTTTCCCACGGAATCATATTTTCTAGCTCTGTCAAGCTATATTTATGATGTTGCATCAAGGCAAAATTTATCTTATAGTATGACTCAAGATCTTCATGAGCCATACTTACCCGAAAAAACTCTGTAACCCCTCTAGAACAACCTCATTTTCCTTTTTAGTATTTGGATTAATTACCTTAACAGTATGTGATAATTTAGGCATGGTATCAAAGAATTTTTCAATTTCTTTGAATTGTGATGAATTTAATTGTTCAACGAATTGAGACAATTCTTTCTTTGTACAGTCAGATGCTGCCCAAGATTCCTCTTCAGAATAAACTTGTTCAATACAAGAAGAAATCAAATCAAAAGTATCATCGACATTAATATCACCAGAAGCATTAAAATTGTTTTTGATAAATTCATCCAATGAAGGATACTTCATTCTTAAAGTATATTCATCATCCAATTTAATATCCTGACTGTGCTCATCACTAATTTGAATTTTTATATCATCCAGCATAATGCGAGTAGGAACTTGTGTTTTACCATCATCAGGACAAGTAACCATAACTTCAACATCCTCACCAATAGACTTTCCTCTAATATTGAGGAAAAGAAATTCAATATCAAAGGTTGATAATTTATCGACTTTAATTCCTCTACTTAAAATACAGTTTGAAATAACATCTTTTACTGCACTAGCAATTTGAGAGTTATCTTGACTCTCCATTGCTAATATTAAAATCTTTTCTTCTTTTACAAGAAATGGTCTAAATTTAACTTTCTTTTTAGATGAAGGAATTACTAATTCATACGACGGAGTCGCTATCTTGGGTAAAGGCATAATATTCTTTACAATTCAGTGTGAATTATTTAGCAGGGATTTTAAATTTTTCTGGCAGTACCAATTACATCACCAATAATTGGTATATCTCCAAATAAATTTCTGGTTGCTCTACTGTGAATAGAATTTGTAATATTCAGACCACCATCACTATTCTTATATGGATTTATTTTTGGTTGATAATTACCAGTATAATCAAACTTCCTTACACCACTATTCTCTGTCCAATAAGCTTTATCTTTTTTATAAACATCATAACCTTCATGAAGAGCAGTTCCTCTATCTCTTTCTAATGAAGTAGTTCCACCTGCAATATACCTATCATAACTAAATGAACAAGTTGCTTTTAAAACTTGAGAGTTTTCATACTGAACTCTAGTTGAACTTAAGTTTATTGGGAATAAACCAATAAATTTATATTCCATATATTGTCTATAATTCTTTTCAAATTTAACTATTCTCGTCTCATCTGATTTATATTCTTTTGGATATCTCATCCTAAAAAAGTAATTAGGATCTGCAGGAAATGAACCTCCTGTTGGGGAAAAACTTGCACCATCACCAACATATTCCATCCAATGCTCTAAAAATTTAAGTGTTTTATACTCATTATCAACATAAAAATCTAAACTCATTTGGGTAAAGATTCTAGTATGTGCCATCTGTTCAACAACACCTTGATAATCACCTTGAGTCTGAACATTTGCCAAACTACTTCCAGGCAATGCTGCACCAGCACAAAGTAATCCTATCTTCTCAAGAGTAAATCTTGTATCAACACCCTTCGCTTTTAAATGATCTTTTAAACTACTATTTGGTAATGAAAATTGAACAGAATAGTGTGATGTTTGAGCAACATTTTGAAATGTTGGTAGAATCTGCGATATTCTTTTCGGTATCGGTCTACGCACTCTAAATATTTAATATGATTAACATAGTTATTTAGATGGCTTACAAAGGAAAGTATTATCCATCATTCCCACGAAAATATAAAGGTGACCCCACTAATATCATATTTCGATCATTATGGGAAAGAAAGTTCATGGTCTACTGTGATAAAAATGCCAATGTTTTAGAATGGAACAGTGAAGAAATTGCAATACCATACCGTTCACCTCTTGACAATCGTGTGCATAGATACTTTCCAGACTTCTATATGAAAGTAAAAGAATCTAACGGTATCATTAAAAATTATATTGTTGAAGTTAAACCACTAAAACAAACTACTCCTCCAAAGAAACCAAAGAAACAAACAAGAGGTTATATCCGTGAAGCATATGAGTATGCAAGAAATCAAGCAAAATGGAAAGTTGCAAAAGAATTCTGCAAAGATAGAAGATGGGAATTTAAAGTGATAACCGAAAAAGAACTAGGTATCAAATAATGGCAGAAAGAGAAACTTTTCTACAAGGTCAGAGAAGAAAACTAGCAGAACAAAGAGGAAATAGAATTACCCCAATTCTAGATGAATTGATAGGTACTGAAAATCCTGATGATCTAGCAGTAGAAATTCTTAATGTATTATCAGAAGGTCCTAAAGTTCCCGAAACAGGAAATTATTATGTATTTGTTTATAAACCCAAAACACCTCTAATACAATATGATGCACATCCACTAGTTGCTGTATTTGAAGTTCTTGAATGGGGATTTCGTGGATTGAACTATCATTGGGGTGAAGTTAGAAATTATACATGGAATGAAGTAGTTGGTGGACTGTATAAAGTAACTGAAATGGAATTAAGATCCTTAAGAACAATTCCTTTCGCAAGATTTCGTCTAAATAGTTGATAATCACAAAATAAGGTCGATAAATGGGTTTCGCCAATAGAGATAGTGTAGGATGGGATTCTAGAGAAGGATATAGAAATCAAAAATGGGATGTTTTTGGATGGGTGCCTGATGACTGGAGTGGTAATAAAAATGATAAAGTAACAAAAGAAGAACCTAAACAGAACAAAGTTACAGGTACTACTGAACTAAATAAACCGAAACCAGATCTTAGAAGAAATAAAGGTACTATAAATTATCCTGCTAATGCACCACAGAATAGAGATTCTTTATGCATTAAATGTATAAAATTAATTAAACCACCTAGAGGGACAGGAAAAGGAGATAAGTTAAAAAGTCTCATGGGAGGTTCTGGAATACAATATGGTATGGAGACAAGAATAACTGATAAAGGAGAAGTAGTTGGTATTGAAGGGTCTAAAGGTTTACGATGGAAATTTGGAAAAGGAGCAAGTCAAAGATCTAAAAAAGCTAAAAAAACTTTATATACAGTAAATCTACCAATACCACAACAAGTAAGTGATAATATAGGTGTTACTTGGGGTGAAAGTACAATGAATATGTTTGAATTGGCAGGTTTACAGGTTGCACAAGATTTTATGGAGAAACCTGGTGAAGCAGTATCCCAATATGCTGATGCACTTAAAAACACCAATTTTAGTGAACTAGGTATAAATCCAGAAGTTGAAAAAGGTATGAGAGCCGCATTATCTGGAACAGCTCTTAATGCATTAAGTTCAAATGTAACACCAAACCAAGTTATAGGTAGATCTACTGGTCAAATACTTAATAGTAATAGAGAATTAGTATTTGAAGGTGTACAATTAAGAACTTTCCCATTTAATATACAATTCTCACCAAGAGATTCTGCAGAAGCAGCAATCGTTTTAGAAATTATTAGAAACTTTAAGCAATCAATGTCACCTAAAAAAGGTGAAGGTGCTGGTGCGATAGGTGGAAAGGGAACTGGAAGTTCAGGTGGTCTGTTTATAAAATCACCAGATGTTTTTCTACTTGAATATAGAAAAGGTAGTCAAAAACATCCATTTTTAAATAGTTTTAAAGTATGTGCTCTAACATCAATGGCAGTTAATTATACTGGAGCAGGAACTTGGACAACATATTCCGATTCCACACCAATAAAAATTACAGTTGATTTATCATTTAAAGAACTTGAACCAATTTACTATGAAGATTATACAGAAGAAAAAACTGGAGTAGGATACTAATGGGTTATTTTAGAGAACTGCCTAATGTAGCATATCAATCTCCATTAGGACATAAAATATCTTCTACAGAATATACTATTATAAAGAATCTATTCAGAAGAACAAAGTTATTAGATTATCTTTCAGATAAAGCAACCTTATTTAATAAGTTTATAATTGGTCAAGGTGATAGACCAGATACCATAGCAGATTTTTATTACGGTGATCCTGAATTAGATTTTGTAGTTTTATTGACTGCAGGAATTACAAATATAGTTAATGATTGGCCTCTAGGAGATCATGATCTATATGAACATACTCTTCATAAGTATGGAACAACTGCAAAAATGAATGAAGTTCATCATTATGAAACTAAAGAAATAAGAGATGAGAACAACAGACTAATCTTACCAGAAGGTTTAATAGTTGATTCTGGTTTTAAAATAGATGGTCCTGGCAAGAAATATAGAGCAAGTGGTGCAGCACCTATTGTATGGACAATGGTTGCTGATGAAGGTAATATTACATTAACTAATGATGAATTATCTGTTGCAACTAATAATATTGCATATCCTGTAACTAACTTTGATTATGAAATTGGAGAAAATGAAAAGAAAAGGAAAATTGATTTATTAAGACCTGAATATGTGCAGCAATTCTTATTAGACTTTAGAGAAATAATGAGATATGATCGAAACTCACAATATATTAGTGACAAACTTATAGGAACGGAAAATACCAGAATAGTTGGGCAATAAAAAAGGGGGTGGTTAACCCCCTTTTCTTTTTATTGTTCTGCTAGTTTAGCAAAATAGGATAACGTATCATCCTCATCATCGGTTGCAGTAACCTTTGCTGATGTTCGGGATGCAGCAGCAGTTACTAATTCCTCTGCTGAACCTCTATCGTTGTCTTCATCAACAACTTCAGGATCTTGGCGAACTTGTGTTCTATTGCCAAGAACAGAATTTAAACGAGTCTTAAGTTCATCATAGGACTTAAACTGATCAGCAGCGACAAGTTCTGCAAGAGAAAATTGCTTTTTCCAAACTGCTTCTAGAGCATCATCGTCATCTAGTAAAGCACTAGTGGATGCAAACTCGGAAGAGTCATAATTACGATAACCAGCAACATTCTTTGCTTTCAATTTGAAATTGGCACCTTGCCAAAAATCAAATGGATCAATTGCTTCCTCATCCTCAAATTCAGGTTGCATTGCTGCAGTTAGTTTGTCAAAGATTTTCTTGCCATACTTGTACAAGAATACTTTACCTTCATTTTCAGGATTTGCTGGATCCTTAACGACATAGATGTTACTGATGTATGTAAGTTTACGTTTCTGCTTACGAGCAGTATCTTTACCAGCATCAGTGCCGTTATTCCAGAGTTCAGAATTGTGCTCTGAAACAGGATCCTTCTGACCTAAAGTAGTCAGAGAATTCTCGATGTACCAACCGCCAGGTCCTTGGAAGGCGTGGGAGTACAGTTTTACGAATGGTAGATCCTCACCATCGGGAGCAGGAAGGAAGCGGATAACGGCATAACCATTGCCACCTTTATCTACTTCTAGTTTCCATAGACGATCATCACCTTGACCGCCATTGTTATTCATTTTTTCAACCTCTTTTACCAGTTTTTGGGTAAGAGAGCCTAATTTAGATTGCTTCTTTAAAGATGCAAAAGACATTTGGATACCTCGGATTAATTTGGATTCGTTGGATGTTTAGATTATAACAGAAAATCTATCAAGCGTCAATCTTTTCTTTAAGTGCTTTGATAGTTTGTTCCATACCATGAAATAATATGCTCATATCGGTTCCTTTTGGGAAACCCATAATCTCTATTGACTGTTGCAATTGAGATTTCATTTTTTTAGCTTCTGGATCATCAGATAAACTTAAACGAGTAAACATGACTCGTTGCTTCTCTAATAATTCAACCAATTCATCAATGTGTTCTAATTGATCTTCACGTTCCATTTTTTCAAATGAAAGTGCGTTCTGATATACATGAGTTTGTAGTTCGTTGATTTCCATCAACTCTTCTTGAATAATTTCAGAATTAAAAAAATTACCCATTTACAATATCCCTTAATACCTGTTTGAATTGGAACACATTAATATTTAGGAAAGGTTTGTACTTGTTTATTTTCATTCCTACGGTTTCCCATACAGGATCTAGAAGTTTTTTATCAAATTCTTTTTTGAAAGAAAAGACTTTTTCCAGTATCGTAAGCGTTTCTAATGAAACTTCTCCACCCAGATACTTTTTGAGTAATGGGGGATGCCCCTTCGAGCAATTGAACACTTCTTCTAAGTTGTTCTCCAACAGTAATTCGTTGAGTTGTTCTTTGAACAAGTAGGTCAAACTCTGTTGACGTCTCATCCATTCTGCGTAGGTTCTTTCGCCCGAATTGATTATTTCTCCGATCCATAGGTTTTGTGGGTTAGTAGAATTAATAAAATTTGATAATAGGAAATCAACAATCTCTTGATCAGAGTATTTCCTAGAAGTCTTTTCAAACCAATATTTGTCCTTCCTCTTATTAAAGGAAGTCATAGTTGCACGAGATTTACCACCATACTTTACAAAGTCATACTTCGGGTTAGTGAAATGACTTTTCATTGAAAGATATGTTCGATAAGTCTCAAACGGTGTCACTTTCGTCTTCATCCTCTTCAGCTTCAAATTCAGTAATCGCATCAATAGGAACTTCTGCTTTTCCTATGCGATACCAAGGTACAATTTCATCAGATTTCCAACTTTTACGTTCTCCAATATATTCGAGATCGGGCATGTTGTAATCACGCAATATCGCCTGTAAACGATAATGCAATAACTCAAGTTTTGTTGGCATTATATCGGTAGTTTTGCTCTTGATGTAGGTTTCATAAAATTAAGACGAGTTGCGTCCCATTTTAATCTTTCTTTCAAGGGTTTTGAAATGAGTTTAGATACTGATTCTACCTCAATATTATTAGTTTCGCAATAGTAGCATATTGCGTCAATGTAATTAAATTCTTCTTCTGCAACAATCTTCTCGATTTCCATTGCAAACTTTTGCGGAGTTAAGAACTTGTTCTCTATCGCCTTTTCTAATTCTTTACTTGGTTCCATAGAGTTCCAGTTTATCTTGAACAAATTTTGTAATGTATTGTTGGAGCAATTTGATGTATTTTGCTTTGTCATATTCTTCATAAACTACACACTCTCCGTTTTCGCAGGACATAATAATAACAAGTTTCTTAATGGAGATTCCTGTTAGTTCGTAAAGCATACAACCGTATGCCATACATTGAACAAAATAATGTTCAACCCACTCTCGTGGTTTAGGTTTTTTAGATGACTTAAAATCTATTATCGCCAACTCACCGTTATACTCTGCAATGCAATCAACGGTTCCAGCAATCCCTAATTGTTTGCTGTAGAGGGATCCCTCCAGGGCGTAAATACTATTTATAAGATTAAGTTTTCCTTTAGATATCTTAAATAAAAAGTCAGAGATAGGAGGAACTTCAGGAAGATCCTCATTTTTTAGGTAATGTTCTGTAAGGGTGTGCATATCAGTGCCACGTTTGGTTGCAGCCTTCGTGACTCTGTCTGCTTCTTCATTACCTACTTTCTTTCTCCATTTAACAAAAATTTCTTTATTAAAATGACTAGTTACCGATGTAATAGAAACTAATTTTAGTAGTTCTTCTTCGTCTGGAACAGAGTAGTATCGAACACCATCGATAGTTTCTCTACTTAACTTTGGAAGATCTATATCAACATGATTAAACATTAAAGACCATTTTCAAGTTTTGCAATAATATATTCTTTAACAAGTCCAGAACGAACTATGTCATTGATATCAAACTCTATTATATCAAAAGATGGCATTTTACGCAAGATGTTCATGAAATCAACAATTCCATTGCGATCATTGGTCTTAATTAAATCTGTTTGACTTGCATCACCACAGAACATAATCTTACTATTCTCTCCAATACGAGTGATAATAGAGTCGAGTTCGTGGAAATTAAGGTTCTGAAACTCATCCACAATCACGATAGCATTGTCTAAAGTAGTTCCACGAATAAACGAGGTACTCCAGAATTTAATGCTTTCCTGTGCCTTTAAGTTGCCGTAGAGCATCTCAAAGTCTGCATCAGAAGGCATCTGAAACATATACTTTACCATATTCTTATATGGAATCTGGTAAATATCTGCCTTATCTTCATGATCACCAGGTAAGAACCCAATCTCACGAGTTGATACCAATGAACGAACTAGATAGATTCTTTCATATGGTGTCTTATCATCCAATATTTCAGAAAGAGCATTATAGAGTGTGATAAAGGTTTTACCTGTACCAGCAGTTCCATATGCAACTATATGTTTACCTTCTTTATAAGAATCAAAGAATCGTTTCTGATTATCAGTAATTGGTTCTATATTCAGAAGATAATTTGTATTAATTGGTTTCTTTCTTTTTATCTGTCTAGTGGTTAAACCTACACCGATTGGTTGTTCACCATCGGCTTTCTTTTTTCTAGGCATTAGAGTTGCTTAATAGTAGGGTTTCTTGGAGCTGCGTTTTGTGCTTTCTTTAAAATACTATTCCAACCAGGTGCTTTCTTTCTTAACTTATCTTGCCAATCACCAACTTCACCAACACCAGGCATTGTTGAGGGATCAGACCAATCTCTAGTCCAATCTGGATTATCATCACACCATTTAGACCATTCATGAATACTCATTGCCACTTCTTTCTGTTCACCAGTCTCTTTGTTAATTACAGGGTATGTTGCCATTTCAATATAAAGTAGTGTAAATTTATTTAGACCCAATCTAGGGCTTCTGATACCGCAGGGAATTGTTCGGTAAATATCTTTCTACACTCCTCTGCAATGTCCATGTGCTCTTTCTGTGTACCGTGTGCAGATCTCAAATTAATGTAGTGAATCCAAGAACGGCACGAACCAGTCATATACAGACGTGTTGGGGTGGCAAGTGGAAGCACAAACCTTGCACATTCCTTTGCAACTCCACTTTCGAGCATCTTGTTATATAACTCCATTGCATTTCTGAACTGGATTTCCATCTCTAGTTCAAATCCTTGTACAAGGAACTCGTCCAAGTCATCCGTAGAATTTTGCCTGTTCTTTGTGTCTTGCTTGCGGAGTTTCGGCAAGGGTATCTTATCGTCTAGGAGTTTTGTATCAGCATATCTCTGCGAAAACTCCTGATATGTGAAGCTCCTATGCCTCAAAATCTGAGCCGCTAATCCCCTCGTCGTCTCGATCTCCAAAGTCATTGAGGATTGTTCAAATACACTCCAATGATTATGTTTAATACAGTACTTTAAAAGTCCTGAATAATTTTCATTTTGCTGATTCGCAGGATTTGATACTCTGGCAATATATGCCATCATCTTCTCTGCATCAGGTGTGACACTAACAAATTTTACGTTCATTTAAATCCTTTTGAAGTTTTTGATTCTATAAGAGCAAGTTCCTCTTTAATAACTCTTAATTGATTTTTCATCAATTTTAATTCCTCATCACTATAAAGATGATCTTGCTTAAGTAACCTTTCAAGCATCTTTATTAATCTTCTTGATCTACTAGTCGGGGTAGCCATCGTCATCATCATAGAGTTCATCATAATCAGTAATTGGATTTTCAAATGCTTTAGAATGTTTATAAGCATCTACATCAGAATAAACTTCTGCTTTCAAAGAATCTACTAATAGTTCTAAATTACGAACTATTAATTTTAACTTGTCTTTT